ACCACGTTGCCCTCAAGGAACGAAAGTTTATTGGCGTGAATGTACTGCACCGGCTGAATGGAAAGGTCTTTGTAGTGGCTTCCGCCTACTTGTGTGTCTGTTGCTTTCATTTGCCCTCACCCTTTGTTACCCTCGGCCTGTACCGAATCTTGTCGAGATCATCCGAGCGTATGTAAGCGTTGAACCGGCTTAACACCTCTGCCTTGCTGTAGCCAAACCACGTGAGCTTAACCAGCCCGTCGTCTGACGACAGCATCCACCAGCGATCATTTACTTTTTTCAGAACCACGGCTAATTATCTCCTGTATTTTTTCTTGTACGTCGTTTATGGCTTCTTCTATATAAGTTAGCTGCTGTAAAAGTTCTTTGAACTCTGTGTCAGTTAGCTCTATGGTGATCTTAGCCATCAGTGTTTAACCTCGTCTCCGTCTTCATCCTCGTCTTCAGCGGCTATCATGTCCTCAAACTCGTCGATAGCTTTAAGGAAAGGGTGGTCTTTAAACTCATCACTATCTCGGTATATTTTTAGTATGCTTTTAGTCGCTGCACTCACAATAAGGTCCGGTTCGTGGTTAAACATTATCCCAACATGCCCAATAGCTATGGCAAGTGCTGCCATAGTAGCGACTTGGGTATCGAATGTATCGTCCACACCTTCTCTAGAAAGCGCGTCAAACATAGGGGCTAAGTAATCTTTAAGAATCTTATCTACCCCTTCTTTAAAGCTTTCAAGGGATTGTTCTTCTGTTCTCATACCTACATCCTCGTAGTTAAGTTAAACCCGTCACGTGGGCCAGCCGGGTAACGCCTAGATTTCGGAAAAAGCGCGGAATGACCCGCACCCTAACGAGGACTTTCTATCGCTACCTGCCAGTGTTTTTTGTATGCAGCCCACCGCTGGCTGGGACTGTGGGGAGGAAGACGCAAACTCCCCCTACACATTCATTTAATTCTCCATACCCTATATTGACCTTCCTGCTTACGCATACTTGCTTGCATATCGTGTCTGCTTAGCAGCATTTGCAGCGTACATGCGTCCCTATATGTGTCTACCAAAACGCTGTCGCCAACCTCCATATGAAGTAACGCTTCAAACTTGGACGGTTTACCTGCGGTTTTTTTCGGCATAGGTATGTTGTGGTCTATGTTTAATTTCATTCTTCGCCAAGCTCCAATCTATTTACATTCCCCGTAGCTATACCCATATGAGCCCTCGCAATTTAAGGGCAAATCCGGTGCCCATGTGGGCCGCGCTCTCATACATTTTTGTACATAAATTAGAGCTTCTTCAGCTTCAGCTTCAGGGACAACGCAACCGATAGCGTCATGCACCGTCATTACAACCCTATAGCGTTTAGCCACTGCTAAAAGTTGCTCTCCAATTACAATACGCGCTAGGGCTTGGCATATGTTTTCTACTAGTTTCCCACCGTAAATCCTGTTCGGTATTACAGCCTTCCCACGCTTAGTATCGTATACCAATTCAACTTTCCCTGTGTCTTCGTCGTTATGCTTTCTTAAGTTGGGGTACTTTAGGTATAGGCGATTAGGAAGCCTTACGCCCTTTGCACCTACTACACTAACTACATCGTCTGTTCCTATGTTGTATTCTTGATCCCGCATCATGGCCAAAAGTGCAACGTTACAAGTGCTCCACAATCCAGAAATATGGGGGTATGTTTCACGGTAAACCCTGATGATGCGCTCGCATTCCTCTACCTCTAGGTCTGCCCCAAAATTCTTGAGCTGCGCCTTAAATTTGGCTGCACCCATGCCGTACCCACAGCCCAAAATGGTTGTTTTTCCCACAAATCTTTCATCTTTTGTGATCTGATCCGCCGGTTTTCCGTATATCGCAGAAGCCATAACCTTGTACACGTCCTCCCCACGGTCAAATGCTTGCACTAAGTCGTTCTGCCCTGCCAACCACGCAAGTGTTCGCGCTTCTATCTGGCTGGAGTCACAGTCTATGAACACATAGCCGCTAGGGGGCAGGATTGCATTTTTAAGCACACTGGTACGCGGAAGGTTTTGCATGTTTACCTTGTCGTCACCACCCCACCTACCTGTGTGCGCTGCGTAGTAACGTAGTGGTATTGGTAGGGAACCTCGTCCTGCAATGTCTATAAACCGTTGGGTTCTGGTTTCCTCAATAGTAGATTTGACCCCAAGCCTAGCTCCTACAAGTATTTGGACTATGGGGTTCTCGTGTTCTAAGAGGGCCTTGAATTCTTCGTCGGTCTTGGCAAAAGCAAAAGTTTCTTTACCCGTAGTAGCGCTAATTTTCTTAGGGGGGATGGCTCCATTACCGATGAGCAACTCGGCAAACTGTTTGTTACTCATTATCTGCTTACGTTCTACCTCGGCTTTATGCAGCCATTCCGCCTTGATTGTCTGTATCTCAGACAAATGGTCTTCTAATAGCTCCCTTCCCACTTGCAATACCGGCTCTGTAAACATCCGTAGTGTTAGGTCTATAAGTTTTAACTCGGACAGAGGGAAGCCTTGTTTGATAAGGCAATGGAATAGTCGGTAGGTAAGCTCCACATCGTTTACACAATATTCGCCATAGCGTGTCATTTCTTCTTCCGTAAAGTCCTCCCGCCTCTTGCCTATAGCATTCAAAACCTCTGTGCCTTTCTCGCCAAGCCCGTAGTACTCGGCAAGGGCTTTTAGGCTACCTCCAACCTCTAGGCTATGAAGAGCGCGAGCCATAGATAAAGTGTCAGCAATGCGCTTGGGGCGTATGTTGAAGACCCAGCTAAGGATAGCCATATCGAACATTGAGTTGTGCGCAACCGCCATAGAGTCCCCCCACGGAAACTGCCGCAAAAAGCCTTCCACCTCCTGCTTGTCGCCCGTGTACCACTGGGTACTATCATCATTTAGCTTGACGCTAACCCCGATGACTTCAAAGTATTTGTGCCTTATATATTCTTCAGTAGTCAACTTAGACAACGAAAACTGTTTGTCGTAGTAGGTCTCGAAGTCAATCGTGATAATGTTCATGTGCTAACACGTAGTCCTCAATTTCGTTGATATTGTGTTCGTTAATTACGAAAGCCGAGCCTCCCGCCTCACGGATTGCAGCTAGCTCTCTATTCTGTAGCTCAGTAGTCGTGTTCTTGCCAGCCTTACACTCTATGGCTAGGAACCTACCTTGAAAGCAACAAATGATGTCGGGTACGCCAGAGCGTCCCATGCCAAACGTAGCGGGGAAAAAATAATAGATGCCGTGAGCCTTCAGTATCTTGACTACTTTATCTTTCACTTTCTTTTCGGGTGTACTCGCCATCCAGTAACTATACTGGTCTGCTGGACAGTGTCAATAGAATTTAGACAAAAAAAATGCCCGCACATGGCGGGCATAAGCTACTAGCGAGATAACAATGTTATAAGCTACACAACATTAGTTTTAGCGTGTTCCTCTAGCACCTCACGGATAGCTTCGGAACGATTACCTTTTGCGCTGTAGTACGCATTAGCTTCTTTACTTATGCGTATGCTTATATGCACAAGGGCAGGTTTTTTGCCTGCGCCTCTGGGTTTTCGATTATTCATTAGGTTCTCCTATCACAAGAAAATATCCGTCTTTGTAGTGCTGACCTACGCCATCAATCCGCTGCTCCACCGGGGTCATTTTCAACATACCTAGTTTAGCCCGCATCCAGTCAGGCATCTGGTTTATGCTCATAACCCTTGCGTTCTTAGCTTGCGTTGGTACGGCGTCAGACACAATCCAAGCATCATCTGAGTGCTTTATTAGCACATAGCTATGGTGGGTGTAATCGTCATAGAATTTACTGACAGCTTTCGCGTCTTCGGCGTTTTTCAATATCTTGCTGCCTTCGTTGTCTTTGAGCACGAGCATACTCATAAGCTTCGGTAGCACATCATACAAGTGCTCAAACTTTTGTTTCCAGAGCAGATCGCGGAGATTTTCATGGAAGTACCTTTGCGCACGAAAGGTATCACCTTTTAGTTGTGCGCCAACACGATCTAACGCTGCAGCGGCTTGCTCTTCTGGCGTATCAAGCCTGAAGTTATTCTCAAACATTTTGACAAGTCTGTTGAGTTTTTTGGTTCGTATCTGTATGCCGTGCCGGTGGCAAAGTATCCTTACTACTTCTTCCATAGACCCGCAGCGCTGCCGCATCTCGCTATTTATTACCCCCAGCTTATGGTCGCCGTAAGGAGATTTCACCACAACATGGTACGCGTTTAAAAAGTCGAAATAAAACGGGTATATGTCTACTATGCTGGCGATAAAGTTACCCAGCAAAGAATCTTGTTCTCTTAAAGGGGCCTCTATGAAAGTCTTGTGGCCCGTTTGAAGAAGTTCCTCATACCTTATCTTACCCATATTATAATCCTCTTATGTAGTGGCGGTTAGTATCGGTCACATACTCGCCTTCTTCTAGTTGTACACGCTCAAACAGCTCTTTGTGATGCTTGTGTTTAACCAAGTCGTCTATGTACCTAGCTGCGGCTCTAGGGTTTGGCATGTCTTTCCATCCAGTGCCATAGTCGTAACTACCTATCGCGGTATTAGCTATTATTCTAACAGCCGCAATGTACCAATCTTCTGGCTGGTTGGACCCCATAAGTTCCGCTATTTGAGCATCACGTATCCTATTGGTTCCCCCTAAATTTTTTACATCGGTAATCAAGGAGGCCATAGTTGTTACGTAGGCGGTAAACTCTTCGTATTTCTCGCGTATGTCTTTCATGGTTTTACGTTTGAGCCTATGCTTGTACGACGGTTGATATTCTAGTACCTCGTAGCTTCCGCTATTCGCTTTATAGCGTATAACAAAGTTATGGCCTACAGAGTATTTTTTAACTACTGAGCCTTGGTCATCTGTTGCTACTTGTAGTTGGCAAACCACAACCCCCGCTTTGCTCGTAAATTTAGTACCGGGTAGTAACGCCTGCATGAATTGCGCCATGCAAATACTACCCTTGTCGAATGTGTTGAGCACAATCCGGTCATCTGGGTAGTACTTGGCCACGGGTTTCGCCTCTAGCAGGTAAGTAATATACTCGTCCCTGTAGAATATCTGGCAGTTGCCCCTACGCCTGCTGTTAGTGTCTAGCCCAATAGGTCTAACATTTGAGCCACGTATGGGTTTAGCTTTATCGTAATGTTTTTTGGCTTCCTCATAGGTACGTAAACGTGGAATCCAGTTTGTGTTTAGAAAATACGCTTGCGTCATAATGTCCTCGCTGTAGTTGTTATAACATTGTTATAGGTGCTTAAACAAAAGCATCAATCTTCTACTATGGTGCGTGACACATACAGGATATGGCTGTCAGTCCCGCGCTCCTCTA